CCTTTCATTCGCTGCTGTGGCCGTACCGGGATGTGAGCAAGCTGTTCTGAGAGGGTGGCACATATGCGTAAACAAAATGAACCCATCATCCATGCCGGGGAGTTGCACCACCGCGCGGTGTTTCTACAAAAGCAAGTTCAAGTGAAAAGCGGCGTTTCCACAACGCAGTGGCTTCCCACCTTCACTTGCTGGTGCAAGGTGGAGCCGCTTTCCGGCCGCGAATTCTGGCAGGCGGCGGCTGTCAACCGGGAGAATGAGGTGCGCTTCACCCTCCGGTACCGAAACGACGTGAATCCTGCTATGCGCATCCTGTTGGAAGGCAAACTGTATGACATTACCTCCGTGCTGGATGTAGACAATCGACACTGTAAGCTGGAAGTCCTCGCAAGGAGTGTGGCAGATGGGCAGCATACGGCTTGAGGGATTGGGCACGCTGGCCAAGCAAGCCGCAGCCTTGGGGCAGGACGCGAATAAGGCCGTGAACAGCGCGCTTCTCAAGGGGGCGCGCATCATCACCGCCGAGGCAAAGGTACGCGCGCCGCGCACCGAGGGGCATCCGGCCACGCGCGGACGCAGCCCCCGGCATCTGGCGGATGTGCTGACTGCCACCAAGATCACCGCGAAAAACGTATCCGGCGTGACCGTAGAGGGCGGCGCCAACGGCCCCAGTTACTACTGGAAATACGTCGAGTACGGCACCGTGAAGCAGAAAGCGCAGAAGTTTATCAACGAAAGCGCCGCCGCCAAAGAGGCGGAAGTGCTGGACGCTGTGGCCGCAGAACTGAAAAGCGAACTGGGATTGTGAGGTGTTTTCCACTGGACGCGTCAACCCTTGTGGACAATTTGTTGGAAAGTGGCGATCTGACTGCGCTGCTGTCCACCGACCCCTACGGTCATCCCGCCATCTACCAGATCCTCGCCCCGGAAGCGGAGGTGTTTCCACGACTGGCCGTGTTTGAGTCGGGTCGGGAATACACCCGTTTCGCGGATGATCTGCCGCTGGAAGAGGCGGTCACCTTCCGAATTGATCTCTACGCGCGGGAAAACATCCTCTACCAGGTCAACACGGCCTTGCACAACGCCATGCGGTTGCTGGGTTTCCGGCGCGACGCGCAAGTACAGGACGATTACCTGCCGGAGAGCGACATCTATGTGAAATCAGTCACCTATACGATTAAAGTACCGCTGCCCTTTCCGTGGCAGTAAAAGGAGGATATCCATGACAGTAACCGCACAAAGGCAGTCGCTGCGGAACATTCACTACGCCTTGCTCACGAGCGATACGGCGGCGGGCGCGGTCTACGCATTGCCCAAGCCGCTGGTAGGCGCAGTGTCCGCAAAGGTCAGCCCTGCGTCCAGTCAGGAAAAGCTCTGGGCGGATGACGGGGTGTTTGACATCGCGTCGGCGCTGGGCGACATCACGCTGGAAATCGAGCTGGCGGCGCTCCCGTTGAGCGCGCAAGCCGCGCTGCTGGGGCACAGTTACCAGGCGGGGGTCATGACCCAGAACGCCGGAGATGAGCCGCCTTTCCTGGCCATCGGCTTCATGAGCCAGCCACAGCAGGGGCAGTTCCGGTTTGTCTGGCTGTACAAGGGCAAGTTCGCGCTGGTGGAGGATGAGTATAACACCGCGACCGACGCGCCCGCCTGGCGGCAGCCCAAGCTTTCCGGTACGTTTATCAAGCGTGAGTACGACGGCAACTGGCAGATTATCGCCGACTCCACCGACCCCGGCTTCACCGGTGCTGCCGACTGGTTCAAGGGCGTGTACCCGGATGTTCCCGCCAGCGGCGAATAAAAATACTGTAAAGGAGGTTTTCTATGGCTTTGCACGATATCCGCGAGGTGCGTATCCCAGTCGAATTGGACAAACCCCGCACGCTGCTGTTTGACCTGAACGCCTTTGCGGAACTGGAGGAGCGCTTTGGCTCTATGGACAAGGCGTTTGACGCGATGCAGAAAGGCTCGCTCAAGGCGGCGCGGACGCTGCTGTGGGCGGGTCTTTTGCATGAGGACGCGAAGCTGACCGAGCGGGCGGTCGGCAGTATGGTGACGCTGGGTAACCTCGAAGGGCTCATGGAATCGATCACGCAGGCGCTGATGAACGCCATGCCCGCTGACCCAAGCGCGACTCCTGCGCAGGAAGCCGTGGCGGCGGACCCTCGCTAAAAGCGCTATGGGATTCCTTTGCGGATACAGCGGCGCCCGGTTCTGGCGAAAGCCTTGACTGGGTGCTGCTGTATTACATAGGGACCGTAGTGCTGGGAATGAGCGAGCGTGTGTTCTGGCGGTGTACGCTGCGTAAAATCCATGCCTTGTTTAAAACGCACTACTCTCAGGCACGGTCATATCCACGAAAATCCATTTGACAGAAAATTTCTCTTCCTGCATAATAAGGAAAACGTATAAATGGAGAGAGACAGATGGATATAGTGTCCGAGATAGGCGAACTCATCATCAATATATCAGCATTGCTTGGGAAGCCAATCAAGGCAGACCAGTTCACAATTATCGATCACAGTTTTCCGCACGACCCCAAGGCGTTGCCCCGTGGGAGAATGGGCGTGTATATCTTTCTCTATGAAGACGAGTTCCTGAAAATTGGAAAAGCGGGGCCCAAAAGCACTGCTCGTTTCCTAAGCCAGCACTACTCTCCGAGCTCGTCTGCGAGTAACTTGTCATCATCGATACTAACCGACCCGTTAATGCAACAGTATTCACTGAGCCAAGCCAATGTTGGTAGTTGGATCCGAGAAAATTGCAGAAGAGTTGATGTTCTGCTCGACGCAAGCCTTGGTATCTTTGCGTTGGAGTTGGTAGAAGCGCTTCTGCACTATCGCTATCAACCTCGATACGAAGGCTTTTCTACACAGCGCTGATTCACCACTAACGTTGGCATCCTGAACGTCCATCAACCGATGGGCGTTTTTCTTTACCCTTTTTGAAGGAGGTGACCCCACGTGGCCAAGGAACTGGGCGACCTGATCGTCCGATTGTCGCTCGACAGCAGCCGTTTTGAGAACAGCCTGGAGAAATTTGAAGCCCAGATGGCCAAGGTGCAGGCTTCCTGCATGAGCGCGGCCACGGGGCTCACCAGCTTCAAGAAGGTCACAGAAAAGCTCAAGGTATCGGCGGATACCCTCACCGAGCGCCTGAACCTGCAAAAAGAGCGGGTTTCGGAGCTTGAACGCGCCTACGAAGCCAGCAAAACCGCCAAGGGCGCAGACGCCGAGGAAACAAAGAAGCTGGCAGTGAAGCTGGAGGAAGCACGACAAAAGCTCACCCAGACCGAACAGGCGTTAAAACTCGTCAATGAGCAGATCAAGCTTAACAAGAACGGGTTCTATCAATTCGGGGTCAATCTGGAAAACGTGGGCGCGAAGCTCCAATCGGTCGGTAAGAAGATCTCCGAAACGGGCACGCAGCTGACCGCCAAAATCACCGCCCCGGTGATCGCGCTGGGTACCACGTGCATTACCACCTTCACCAGTTTTGATGACAGCATGAAACAGGTGCAGGCTACGATGGGTCTGGTGGCGGGGTCGTCGGCGGAAGCGGATAAATCCATCGCGCTGCTGTCGGCCACTGCCAAGGAAATGGGCGCGACCACCAAGTATACGGCTTCCGACGCTGCTGATGCGCTCAACTATCTAGCCATGGCGGGGTACACAGCGGAACAGGCCTGCGAAGCCCTGCCGGATGTGCTCAATTTAGCGCAGTCGGGCGGACTGGATTTGGCCTATGCTTCGGACTTGGCCACAGATGCCATGTCCGCGCTAGGTCTGCAAATGAACGACCTTGGCACGTTTTCCGATCAGCTGGCGGTCGCCGCCCAGAAATCCAACACCAATGTGGGTCAGTTGGGCGAGGCGATCCTGACCGTGGGCGGTACAGCGAAGAACCTTGCCGGGGGCACCGTGGAACTGGCTACCAGCCTTGGCATTCTTGCGGATAACGGTATCAAAGGCGCAGAAGGCGGCACGGCGCTTCGTAACGTGATCCTCTCGCTGACCGCTCCAACCGATCAGGCGGCCAAACGCATGAAAAAGCTCGGCTTGAATGTCTATGACGCGCAGGGCGACATGCGGCCTATGAACGATATCCTAAACGACCTCAACGGCGTTATGGGCGACATGTCGCAAAAACAGAAGACCAACCTGCTCAACACGCTGTTCAACAAAACCGATTTGAAAGCGGTCAACGCTCTGCTCGCCAACAGCGGCGCGCGTTTTGACGAGTTGTCGGGCTACATCGTAAACAGCGACGGCGCGGCTGCCCAGATGGCAGCCACCATGGAAAGCGGCATCGGCGGCGCGTTCCGCGAGCTGCAATCGGC